TTTTTATACAAACCCTTAGCAATATGATACAAACTCTGTACCAAGTTATATTATACCATATCTTTTATTTCAGCATAGGTCATGTTTTACCTTGTTTCTGTTTTTCAACTCTCTATATTAGTATAAAGCGTAAAACCTTTAAGACTTCCCAGCAATTAATAGAGTTATTCAGCACAGAATTTCTTCTATGCGGCCGCATATATGTTTACGGATTTTAATTTACGTGGACGAGCAACTACTGGCTCAGAAACTACACGTACATCAACTTGGTCTACAGGAGCATCAAAGCTATTTTGGTCATAATCAAAATCAGCTTCCAAATGTGCAACTGTTACACCAGTCAATGTGATTTCACCTGTTACGTAATCAACAGTACCAGCACCTAAGCCTGTACTAGCTGTATCAGTAATAGTACCTTTTTTACCATCAGCATTAGGAACATCAATTAACTCTGAACCGATTTTATCTTCAGAAGTCAAACGGAATGTACCAGGTTTAATAGGAGTATGCAACACTTTTTGAGTTACATTACCACCTGTGATAGTCAAGGACTCACCACTTACGTGTTCACCACTGAAATCACCACCAGTGAAACCACGTTGAGATGAAATCATATCAGTACCAGCTTTGATGCCACCTTTGTTGTTACCATAAGTGAATTTCAAGAAGAATACTTGACCATTCCTACGGTCAAGAGGTTGAACTGATACAATATCATTCGCAATCAAATTAGGCATGACTGCTGTAATAATGTCAAATACATTAGATGTAAATGTATTAACCATAGAAATATCAGTACCTTCATGAATAGCAGTACCATTCATCATACGACCTTTTGTCATTTCCAACTCAGATTTTGTATTTTCAAGCAACAAAGAAAGTTGAGTTGCTTCTACATCGGAGTAACCTTCTACATGTTCTTTAACTACATCTGTATATGCACTCCAAGATTCCAACAATGGACGATATTGTTCGTAAATATTTGTTTTCATATGTTAAATTATTTTCCCTTAAAATAAAATTTATACTAACTTATATAATAATGAATACTAACCCCTACGATTAGAGAATAACTCACCAACTCTAGGTTTAGTATTTACGATATTCTCTTTTCTAACACGGGAAGATTCATTAACAATTTGAGTATCTACAATAGAATTTTTAAATGTATTCATACTATTGTTATTACTCATAGATTCACATATAGAATACACATCAGATTTATTAAAACCTACAGGCAACTTTGATTGAACTGATTCTACTGTTAACCCATAATTACCAGCAATAACTGAAATTAAATCATGTTTGATTGATTTATTTACAGCTTTGATGGAATTATAAGATTCATCAAGTGAATCAACCTCACCACAAAGTTTTCTAATTTTTGCCTCTAAATCTTTAATCTTCTGTTCGTATTCTTCAATTTGGTTATCTCTCCTATCAATAGCAGATTGATAACCACCCTCAACACCATCTAACTCTTCAGTCAATGACTGTACATCTGTTTTTAAAGCTGTGATTGTATCTTGCTGTGCTTGAATTAATGCATCTTTCTTATTAATATCAGTAACAGCTAATGCAATCTCATCATAAGCTTCAGATAATTCATTTTCTAATTTGTCTTTATCTTGTGAAAGATTTTTATTATCCTCACCTAAAGACTTATTAGTTTTTAAACTCTCATCTAGCTTACGTTCTAACTCTCTATTAGATGTAGTCAAACCCTCTTGAATTAGAGAAGTATTTTGATACTTTAATGCCTTGCAGGCTTCCTCAATAGAATTTAACTCATTTAAATCAGACTGTAACTCATCAATCTCATTTTGCAACTCAATAATCTGTGCATCTTTCCTTGCAATAGTGTCTTTTAGGCTTTCAACTTCAGATTGTATCTCGACCTCTTTATTCTTAGAGTCTTGAAGTACATTTGAAATTTTATTTAGAGCATTGTCTAAACTTTGTTTCAAACCCTCATTCTCTTTTTCAATAGATTGTTTTTGAGCCTTAATAGATTGAAGTGTTCGCTGTAAAGTATCAATTTGTGATTCACTATCATCAATAACCTCAATAGTGTCTCCGTCATCTACAACAGCTTCATCACGTTTAGCAACGATTATATCCTCAACACTTTCAAGCAATAACCTCTCAGGTGTTAAGTCATAACCATCAATGCTATATATAAAGGACTTAATATTTTTAAAGTCCTTTTCATCACACTCTTTAATAATTTTAAAAAGAGCGTTATGAACATTTGTCTCTAGTGCCTGTTTTTCAACTACACCCTCAGTTACAACATCATTAGGACGTGCAGACTGAACAGACGGAAATGGAACAGCATCAAAAGTAATAAAATTATATTGATTTTCATCTACCTCAATATAATCCTTACGTTGATGTAATGCACCACCAGCCCTAGAGGAGTAGCCGATAACACCACCAGCCTCATATAATGTATTAATGATTCTACCAAAAGGAGTATCAAGAATATGTATCTCACCAAAAATTTGATTAGATTGTGGTACTTTCCACATCTTAGCAATCCTGTGAGAAACCCTCTCAAAATCTACTTCCATCCTATCAGCGGGGTGATTAGCCTCACCATATAGAGTATTATACATTAACTGTTCTGTTACGTATGGACTAGCAAGAACATTATCCCATAACTTCTCAGAATACTTTCTACCATTCCTATTTAGAGAATCCCACTCAGCAAGCGGCCCTCTAATTACCCTTAGAACAGAATTAGAGGTAGAATCCGTAGGTACATTACTCTCATACACACTCCTATCAAATACAGAAATATCTGATAAGTATGTCTTTTCACTATTATTCATGCTTGTACCTTAATACCCCCAAAGTAACAATAAAACATTATCAACTAGCAACTTACTAGTTAACAATATGTATAAAATTGAAATACAAAATCTACTTTTAAGGTCTATAATGTACACCAATTTATATTACTTGAAAACATTATTACCATAAATATCTGCATGATAGACCATTAAAAGAAAAGGGAATATACAAAATGTGCATATTCCCTCATATTGTACATATTGATATATAATATGTACTAAAAATATTTATATGTTTAAGTGAAATTAATCACCATTACCCTTAAATACCACATACCTATCTTGTTTCTTAGCGTAAGAGTCAATAGCACTCATATATGAAATATCTCTCTTACTAGTCAATACCCAAATAATCCTATCTCTATACTTCTTTAACCATTTTTGATATGTAGGGTCTGATACAGTCCTACTAGCAGTAACAACACAGTCAGATAAGATAATAATAGAGTCTGGGTTTTTAACCTTCTTCATCATTGCATGGACACCAGGTACAATGTCTGTACCACCTTCAGCCTTAAACTTCATTAATTCAGCTTTAAGTTTAGTACCTTTACACTTAACCATACGCTTAACACACTCAGCGGCACTCCAAGCCTCAAAAGGTATGATGTAGAATAATACATTCCTCATCTGTTTATCAGCCTTAATCATTGCATCCATTTGCATGATAACCTTTTTGAACGCACCACTACCCATAGAACCTGAGCAGTCAATCAAAACAGCAACTTTAACCATCTGTGTTTCAATATCTTCCCTACCAGGAGGTGCGTCTTCGATACGTTTATTAATCATGTTAGGATTCATAGTAATACGTTGACCTAATGCTTTTCTGAAAAGTTTTTCTAATTTAGCTTTCCAATCAGCAACCATACTATTACCTTTAAATAGTGTAGTCATTGTACCAGCCCCAAAGTCTTTATAGTTGTCTAAAGATTGTTGGTTAGTGTTAGCTAATGTCTCATCTTTATCTAACTCCTCTTGCATACGTTTAGCGGCTTCCCTAACAATCTTATCAACAACACCCTTACCATCAGTATCATCTAAATCATTGCCTTTAGTGTCATGTGCTTTCTTGAAATCATCATTAGGTTTATTGCCTTTTTCAGCTTTATCGCCTCTACTACCACTACCAGCTTGACTGTCTTGTGATTGAGAACCTTCACCACCCTGTGAGTCAGAACTATCACCTGACTGAGAACTACCACCTTGTTGAGAATTATCACCTTGTTGAGAATTATCACCTTGTTGAGAATTATCACCTAACTGAGATTGTCCACCATTTTGTGATTTATCACCACTCTGTTGATTTGAGTTATCCTCTGTTTGAGAAGTAGAAGATTGAGAACCTTCACCACTAACCTCACTTGCCCTCTCTTTAGCAGTATCAGACATGTTCTCTTGCTCTTTATTTAATGCATCTTCCATTTCAGATGTACTATCTAAAGAACTACTATCATCGCCCATATTAGAAGAACCATCATAATTAGGTGGTGCATAGGAATTATCCTCTGATGTCATACCACCAGAAGAACCACCACTCTCGCCACTCCCATTATCTCCAGATGAACCACCCTCGCCATCTGAATTATTATTGTTGCTCTGTTCTTCTCTATCAGTATCTAAATCTTCACCATACAAATCATTATCTAAATCCCTATCTTGTTTAGAGAATTCATCATTAGGCTTATTTTCGCTACTACTAGCATAAGGATTGGCATCTTTACCACCACTAGAACCTTGTGAACCATTAGAATTATCACTATTACTCTTACCCAAAGGATTGTTATCTACAGGGTCAGGTATGGAACTATTAGAACCACCCATCTTACTATCACCACTACTACTTTGTTGTGAATTGTCATCACTATCAACAAAAGTAACATCTACTGGCTGTAAATCAAAAATAGTAAATTCACCTAAATCATTACCTGTAGGTACAAATATTCTTTTCTTTAACTGTTTTTTAGCCATCTATTTTATACCTCCATTATAAATGATTATCTGAATCGTCTAAAACAACACAAGGCTCTTCTCTAACGTCTTCAACATGGAATGAGCCATTTACAATCGAAGTAACAATACCAAATTTCTTCCTCTTAGAAATCCACACTATGTCACCGACTTTAACGGACTTAGGCTGTGTTCCACCACCCATATCACCCATGTCATTACTAGAATCATTACTATTAGAAGAATTATCAGCTAAATCTTCAGCAGATAAGCTTGTTTTTTCTTCAGTCGTACCTTCTACCCATGAACCATAAGAACCATCAATAGGTATAATGTATTTTCTATCTAAATCAGCATAGAAGTTACCACTATCAACATATACAGGAGAGTTTAGCTTAGAATTATTACCTAAATCGGTAACATCCACTTTATCAATCTTAGCTTTATTAACTGTATACACATCTAAAGTAATATAATCATCTTTCTTAACCGGTTTATACCCTTTAATGATGCCAACAATATTAGTACCCTTAACTTTTACCAAAGTACCATTAGGTAAAATCTCTTTATCA